GGCCAGTACACGTCGTTGACCTCCGCGCTCTCGTCGGGTTGTGGGTCCGACAACGTAATCTTCAGAGTCATGTTGCGTATGAGGTCGCCTTTATTGTGTGGAATCCTGCAGGACACTTCCTGACCAAAGTCGATGTCCCCATCGAACGGGGTTTCCACCCTTTCTTGGGCAAACTTTGTGTGTCTCTTGAAATTCATCAGGAAATGCGAATACGTGGGCTGGCCTGTGCACCATGTGTCGGCCACCCCCGTCGCCGCGAGTTTCAGTGACATGTCGTCTATTATAGGGTGAGTAAAATTTTGAGAAACAAAAAGTCTGCGTTGTAGTAGATATGAATCTCCAGTTGCGGAAGTTCAAACCCGAGACGATGGGTGACGACAAGGTGTGTGTCTTCATCGGAAAAAGAGGTACGGGTAAGTCGACGCTCGTCTCTGACATTTTGTACTACAAGAAACATCTCCCAGCTGGAATCGTTCTTTCCGGAACAGAGGAAGGGAATCACTACTACAGCAAACACGTTCCAGACCTCTTTATCTATGGAGATTACGATAAAGAAGCCATCGAGAGGGCTATTGAACGTCAGCGTAAACTCGTGAGCGCTGGGAAAACGAACTGCGGATGTTTCCTCCTCTTGGACGATTGCATGTACGACAACAAGTTTCTCAAGGACACGTGCATCAGACAATGTTTCATGAACGGGCGACACTGGAAAATCTTCTTCATGCTCACAATGCAGTATTGTATGGACCTCCCACCTGCATTAAGAGCAAATGTAGACTATGTATTTATTTTGCGAGAAAACATCATACAAAACCGAGAAAAGCTATATAAGAGTTTTTTTGGAATCTTCCCATCTTTTGATATGTTCAACAAGGTGATGGATGCGTGCACAGAAAACTACGAGTGTCTGGTCTTAGACAACACGGTTAAATCTAACAAGATAACAGATTGTGTGTTCTGGTATAAAGCAAACATCAGGAAGAATTTTAGAGTTGGAGCCCCTGAACTATGGGCAGCACACAAGAAGATGTACAACCCGAAACACATGCAGGACCGCCAGGGGGACCCGAAAAAAATGACGAAGAAGACTGCGCTCACGGTGACTAAAAAGAAATGAGTCCCTATTTTAGAATGTCCGACCAAATCACGACCTACAACCTGTCCGATTCCGGCGAAGGTATGGTATCACTGAATCCCCCTTCCACGGCGTTTGTTTCAGATGAAAAAAATGTCCGAGAACAACATAAAGAAACGATGGATTCTACCCCCATCTCTGAAATCATGGAACCCGAACCCGTGCCGATGATGGCCGCCCCGGCGGTGGACCCCAGGATGCAGGGCGTCATGCCCCAGATGGTCGCCCCGCAAGCGGGTGCCCCTACGGGTTTTGCTCAGCCGATGCAACAGGAAGCGCAGCCGAAGGCGAAAGAGAACCCGATGGGTCTCTCCGACGACCAAATGACCGCTCTCCTGGTGGCGATTTGCGCGGCGGCGGCGGTGTCCAAGCCCGTGCAAGATAAGCTCGTGACCTCTGTTCCCAAGTTCCTTAACGAACAAGGGAGCAGAAGCGCTGTTGGCCTCGCGGCCACGGGTGCCGTGGCTGCGGTTCTGTTCTATTTTGGAAAGAACTACATCTGAGCTCACTCCCAGTTGAGGTTGCTGTAGATGGAGCGGTCCAACCCAATGTAATAGGTCGCCAATGCCCCAGCGATGAAAGTCGCCGTCAATAAGCCACTCACTTCAAGTGTCTTCTTGACGTCCTTTCCAAATTCATCCATGTCCTCGCGCGTCTTCTTGAACGCGGAGTGCAACACGTAGGTGAGAATCAACGCCATCGCGGTCGCCGTGAAGAAGAAGCTTCGGTCCACGGCAAGACGCGGCATGCGATTGACGACCATGCGCATGACGTTGGGCACGATGAGCGTGAGAAGCACCAGACGCACCTCGTATTGCTTGATGAGCACAGGGAGAAGGGAGATGTAGTAGACGAGAAGCCAGTAGAAGATGGCCATGAATAAATCCTTCGGCGGTGTCTGCGCCATTTTTATTTATGTATTACGGATATTTTATTTCACGTGTCCTGAACATCTTTACCACAAAATGGTGTCTTTTCTGGAATCTTTTCATAGATGCCCAGACGCACCGCTAAATCTCTAAGTTCTATGTAATTCTTCCAGTACGCGTCGCTGTGGTCGTACTCTGGCACAACGCAGTGCGCCAACTCGTGGAGAAGGATGTGGAAGATTTCATTCACTTCCCCGTCGATGCACACGCCCACTTCGAACCCTTTGTTGACGTTGTAGCCGAGCGCTCCGTCCCATGTTCTGTGATACGCCGTCAAGGGCATGGGTCTGTGCAATTTCGGAAACTTTCCCTCACTTATGAGAGCCTCTCGCAGGATGGTGTATTTTTCGCGCACGATTCTCACCTTTTCGGGTTCCTTCGTCGTCGCGAATAAATAGATGTTGACCAACACTAAAATAATCAAAACCAACATCACTCACTTTCTATAGGCAAAGATAAATTTGGAATACATCCGAGTCACCCTGTGCCCATCTAAGGGCCCCCAGTACACGAGATGAAATCCGTGCTCTTCCAAAGTCGTGACGAGTCGGTCCTTGTAGGCTATGGGTTCGCTCTTCGCCCCGTCTTCGTAGTACGGGGTGTCCGCGAGGTTGACGAAGAGTTTTTCCCCGAACCCACCCTCCGGTGTCCCTTTCATGATGAAAAAATTTCCGAGCTCGTCCTGCATAGGTGTGTGCATGATGATTGCGTCGCTGTTGGGGATGATTCCAGCGAGCGTGCCCCCTGGTTTCATGCGTTTGCGTATCTCTTTGATGCTCCGGTAGAAGAGCTCCGAAGAAGCAAAGATGTAGTGCAGACTAAAGTTGTAACACAGAACGTCATACTTTCTGTTAGGGCACGCCGTGACATCGCCTAAATAAAAGTTCACGTGCATTTTCAACCCTTTCGCGCGACTCTTCGCCTCTTCGAGGGCTTCCGCACTCGGGTCGCACATGCTCACGTGCACCCCGGCGTGTCGCCACTTCTGGAGGTCGCCACCGAACCCACATCCGACGTCGAGGACGTGTAAACCTTCACGGGACACAGCCTCGATGACGTCACGCTTGTGTTGATTATGGGCTTTGCGTATCTCTTCCATTTCGTTTCATTTTATGAACGCGTGTAATTTTTAAGTTATTCATTGGGTACCCGCGTATGGATGTTTATGAACCCAGAGATTGCACACCCACTTTTCCCCGCGCGTGACGGGAAGACCACCGTGGTAGGCACGCCCCGTGATGAGTTCGTAGTTGTCCAGGTTTTCAAAGAGTAGACAATCCCCCTTGCGCATGCGGTACTCCTTCTTGATTTTAGGGAACGACGTCGCGCCACCCTCGAAGTCGTCGTTCAGGGCGATGATGAACGTGTACATGCGCGGATTCACGCCATCTCTGAATGCATCGAAGTGTGGTTTATAGAACCCACCCGGTCGGTATCGGAGCACTTGGAGCTTTTCGCAGTTGTCGATGGGTCGGTCCACGTGTTTTATGCATCTTTCCATGACGCTACGAACGATGGGGTCTTCGCCACCCAACCACGCGGTCTCGCTTTGACGAATGTTTTTGTTGACCGAATGATTGCCACCGACGGTGGATGGGTGCAGTCTGGACAAAGCCTGCTTCTTGATGTGTTCACACTCTTCGTCAGTGAGTACGTTTTTCAAGACGACGGGGCGCTGATAGCGTGGCATGAGAAACCACACGAAGACGATGAGGGCCAGGATGAGCAACATCTTACATTACACTCAGATTTTTTCTAGAAAGTAGGGAGTCACGCAATTGTACCTTTTGTGTATGGTCTTTATGACCTCGTTCGTGTACTCTATGAGTGAACGTAAATTTCCCTCGACTTCATCACCCGGTTTGCCGAGTACGTACTGACGCATTTCATCACTCGCAGTGTCCAGGAACATTTGAAATATTTGTGCTACGTCTCTCGCCTTGGCGTTTTGTTTGTCCCTGCGTTGCAACTCTTTTTTGAACTCGTCGTCCTCCATCTCTCGGAGCATGTACCTTATACGGATGAAGGTGTTGTCCTCGTGCACCACCCACCGCCACCGCAGCTCACCTTCGATGCGCATGAGGCTGTAGCGCACGGTGAGTATATTTGCACGCGATGGGTGCTCCACGTCTCTGAGTTCCTGATACGTAGGCAAACCACCACAAGGTATGTCCCCGTGTTCCCTATTTAATGATTTTTGTTTCCTCTTAAATTCCAAATAGTGTGGGTTGTGAATCTTTCCCACACATATGACCCCCGTGCGCCAGTCGAACGCCGTCTCGCACGACGTGCACCACATCTGCGCACACCCCGAAGTTTTTTGAATCATCTCACCGCACTTCGGACAAGGTTTGGTATCTTTGTTCAGGAGTTCCATAGTCTTCACCGCCTCGGGGTCGCACTCGTGCCCCTCTTCTATGGGTTCGTTGCACTTCTCACAAAAGTTTGAGCGACACATCCCACAATACCAGTCCTCGTCCATGAAACCGCGACACTCCCCGTTCGGGCACTTGCGCACGAAACGTCTCTGACTATCGTGCACTTGCATCGTGCCCGTGCGCAACTCTTCGTACTCTATCAACGCGTTCGTGTATCGCTCGTGTGCCTGTCGCAGGTCTGGGTGGCGGTCGAAGTGCGAGTCGTCCACGACGGGTATGGGAATTTTAAATTGATGTAACAAGTGAATGAGTTCTTCGCGCAGGTGTTTGATGTTTTCCCTCACGTCGCGCATCCGCAGTATTCGTTCGACGTGGGGTTGTGTATCTGGGAAAAGTGCCCGCTCCCTTTCAAGAAGAACGCTCTCTCTGTGTAATCTCAATTCCGTGTTGCGGAACTTTTGCGTGCACCAGCTGTCCACGAACTCCCGGTCCCACCGCGTCTTACATCCCATGCAATGCGGGTCCTCGTGCACGTTGAGAATGTATTTTTGTACACATGTGCGACAGCATACTAAATCACAAAAAGAGCACACAACCTTTTTGTGATTTGTTTTGTTCCACGACTCACAACACACATCACACATACTTACCTATTTATTGGACATAAACTTTAACTTAACCCAGTTCCTATCTGACCTGAAAATCTTCGAGAGGCGCGGATTGCTGTTTTTGAAAAAAATCATCAACGCGTTCAGACGACGAAAGAGACCGAGAGGGGGTTCACCCGCCTTCACCGCTCTCGAGAGCGCTCGATGCCTCGCGTACTTGGACATCTTCGCGACCTCCTTGTACCCGAAGACTGCCAGAGACACGTTCTGTCGCAGTGGAATTCGCACACCGACCACTGCGGAGTTCATAGTACTATTTACGCGGATTTTTTTCCTTCCTGGCGGATTCGTCTCTGAATATTAAGAAGTTGGGTGTTCGTTTCCGCAATGTTCACCTGTTTCTTGTAGGCGTTTTTATTTTTACCCGGAATCGTCAATGTGTTGATTTCGTTTCGAACCTTTTGTTTCAAAAGGTACAGACTCGCAGCTTTCTTCACGTTTTTCCTAGTACCCATTCTTTGGAGGGTTGGTTCTGGTTTTGGCATGAAACGTTTGACAAGAGATGCGACGCCCTCACCCACACCTTCAACCTTTGAGTTTCGGCTGTTTTTGACCGGGGTCGGGGTCGGGCCGGCGTTCCTGCGTGGCATTTTTCGCGGCTGTTTGTTATTCTCACGCTTCCGCTTGTTCCCAATAGAGACATTGAGCTGTTCCTTAGCGTTGAAGAACTTGTTGTTGTTGTTGTTGGGTGCCGGAAGTGCCAGCACGGGTGCCTTGGCCTTGGCCTTGGCCTTGGCCTTGGGTGCACGTAACATAGCGCGGGAAGCCTTCGCCTTGAGTCCTCCTAACAGCCCCCTGGAGCGTGGCAGAGATTGTCGCGCGTTGTAAAACTTTTCATTTTGATTAGTCACCGGTACAATCGCCTTCGTCTCAGCAACTGGTACAAGCGCCTTCGTCTCGACAATCTTCTTGATGGGCACGGGTTCTTCTTCTTCTTCACGTTTCTTAGATTCCTGAACCGCTTCTCTCACGACGTTTTCACCTTTTTCGATGCGCGCGATGAACGCCTTCTTGGCGTTGTTCGGCAAGTTTTTTAATCCCTGAACCTTCTTCGTGTCAACCTGTATCTTTGCGAACACGCGCTGCACCTGTTTGTCGAACGCGGCGTTCATGTAGAAATCGGTCTCCATCGCTTCGAAACCATTTTCTTTACGCTTTCTTAACATGCGCTCTATGACTTGTCCTGCGACTGCATTAGACACGCCATACTTTTGAGAAAATTCAGCTCTCTTCGCCGCGCCCATCTTTCTTCGCACGCTTGCGACATCCGACTTCGGTATGAATCGCATGTTTGTGCCCAAGAATTTAGCGAAGACCTGGTCGCGCTTGAGTTTCGATTCTCTCAACAGCTCATTCGGGCGGGCGGCCTTGTAGTCTTCGAGATACTTCGTGTTCGCGCCGTATTTTTTCAACAAGATTTGGTTCGTGTCGATTCGACCTTGCTCGTTCTTTGCACCCTTCACAATGTTTTGCGAGACGCCGTACTTCTTAGCCACCGCGGCGATTTCTTGTGCCTTTAACTTTTCCTGCTTCTTCTCACTCGCTCTCATGTTCTTTTCCTGCTTCCTCGTCGCATCATAAGTCCGCTTGATGGAGTTCATGTCCACGTCCCCCCGGGAGGTGAGGTAGTTCGCCCTGATTGAATTGCCATTGGGGGTTAAGAATCTGTTCGCATACTTACCAGTCATGCGTTTGACTTCGGCGACCGCCATGTTTTTTTCCAATTTATTAATGTTTCTGGGCAAGTTATACTTCGCCTTGAGTTCTTCCGGTTTGATGCCGAGCACCTTGGCGCGTCGCTTCAGTTCCTTCTGTTCCTCGGGGGCTCTCGCCTTGTTGAGTTTTTTGGATTCGAAGTTGCTCAAGGCTTCGCGAAGGGCTTCATCGGACATATACGGAACGTTCGGCTTTCCCAAACGTTTCGTTCTGTTCCATTTATTTTTCAGTTGTTGCACGTTGATTTGCGTGACGTTCGTCTTGTTCAACGCCTTCAAGTGTGCGTCGCGGAAGGCATCGCTGACGCCATGGCGTTTCAAATCTAAGAGTTTCTTAAACTCGTCCACGTTCTTCGAACTTTTTCTGAAATTTTCGGGAGTCATGTTTTTATTTTTGATGTACTTTTCCGCGTAGGCGAAAGTGGTACTCACATTCTTCGCCACGGCGTTGATGTTTCTCGCATCCTTGAGGGTGGCGTTCAACTTGGAGTTGTTCGTCTCGTAGACCAATGGTCGCGACGTCAACGATGCCAATTCTTTCGATTTCGCAAACTTTTCTTTGAGTCCCTCTCTATCCAGAGTGTTCATGGTTTGATTTTTATCTCGGAGGTAAGCGTTCACGAAACCCGTGGGGATGCCCGTGTTTCTCTTGTTCAAAACCTGCTTACGCGCCGCGTACTGGTTTTCCGGAATGTACTTGACACCGCCGAAGCGTTTCAAACCACCTTCTCTCTCCATGATGGTCCTATCCTGGTCAGCCTTTTGCTTGAGCTTTTTCTGGTACGCATTCATGTTTTCGCCGTTTTGAATCGGGTTCGCATTCATGTACGCATTCAGGTAAGAGTCTGAAACACTCGCAAATTTCTTAAGCGCGGTCTTCGTGTTCAACTGACCCTTGGTGATGGTAGCGGCGTTCATGCGAGCTTCGTACTGATTCACCGGTACGTATTGCACACGGGAGCGGTTAAACAGCGACCCGAGGAGACCCCTGCCCTTCGCCTTGGATTCCAAGTCGGAAAGTTTCACATCCTTACGAACTTTATTCAGAAATGCCGTTTGGTTGATGTTCGCGAGTGTTTCACCCGTGGCGTTCATGTAATTCGTGACGTACGTCGTGCTCACTTTACCCATGGATGCCAGGTTAGACAATCTTTGCTGTGCATTCTTTCGCTTTTGCGATTCCGCTTCGTTCAGTGCTCTCAACTGGTTGCGTTCCTTTCGCTTCTCTTCGAGTTCCTGTCTCTTTCGTTCGCGTTCTTCGCGTTCGGCTTCCGTCTTGGCCTCGCGTTCCGCTTCTTTTTGAAGACGTTTCGCCTCTTCATCCAATCTCTTGAGAGCCTTTTCGCGCTCTTTTCGCGCCTGTGCGTTCGCCTTTTCCTTATCTTTTCGCGCCTGTGCGTTCGCCTTTTCCTGTTCCTTTCGCGCCCGTGCGTTTGCGTTCTTACGACGCGCTTCAGCGGCCGTACCCGCAGCCGCAGCCGCCGCAGCTGCACCACCAGACGCGGCGGTGTTGAGATTATTCATGCGACGCCTCTTCCTGCCTCTGTTTTTAATCTGTTCCACTTCCTGACCTATGCGATTGGACGCGGTCTCTGCGGCGGAGACTTCGAGCTGAATTCCCGCCACTTCTTCGATGAGTTCGTCATTCGTGGTACGTCGACTCAAATTTTGAAGTTGTGATAATTGTCCCTTCAAAAGTTCAACGCGCTTCTTTCTCGCATTGGTCAACTTTTTCTCAATGTTTTCCAACTCCGTTTTCGCAGCGTTCGCGCGAGTCTTTTGGTCGTACTCTTCCATGAGACGCGTAATGGAATTCGTGAGAGCCACTTGTTCTCGTCTCGCCTTATTTCTGTTCAACATTCGAACGACATTTTTCATCTTGAGCGTGTTCTCATTCGTGTTAATCAGGGGACGTCGAGTCTTCATAGCGTTGTAGACCTTGTTCAACATTTCACGATTCTTATTGGCCGTGTACTTGTTGTACATGTTTTTGTACTTCGCATCGAGGTTGCCCCCCTTGGTGTTCATCAACTCTTTGCGAAACTGAGTTCTCTTTCGGATTTCATCACCGGCCGAGATATCCTTCAAGAGGTCGCGTTCGATGTTGTTCAGGTACGACTGCGTGCGTCCACGTGGGATGGCATTGAGACGCGCCTTGTAAATATTTTTGTGAGTGACGGTCAATTGGTTCTTCACATCTTCGAGCTTCTTCTTGATTTCTGCCTTCTTCCTGGCATAAATTTCATTTTGTTTCTTCGCACGAGATGTTAGATTTTTAAGAGATGCACGATTGCGTTGCAAATCATTGACGTACGTCTCCACATCTTGAACCGAAAGATTTTTCAACTTATTCAACTCCTGTTGAAGTTTCTTTCTAGACTCAATCTTTTCCCGTTGACGTCGGTCGTTTGTCGTCGGTGTGTTATTGCGACGAGCAAAAATGCTTCGACGTTCGGGGGTGGTAGTCGGTACCACATTCGGTGCCCGCGGGACTTCAATCGCACGAAGCACCGGCCTTGCCCCAGGGGTGTTGTTTCGACGAGAGACTCTCTCTACCACGGGACTCGGAGCTTCTGCGACCACTGGTGGCGTTTCACCATTGTTATTCACACCACGCTTTTTGATGAAATTTGGAACAAAACCGGGCTTGAAAGCGGAGTTTTTGTTAGCAATATTTCGGTTCGTGTTCACGTTGTTGCTGTTGTTGTTCACCCGGTTCGTGTTCACGTTGTTGCTGTTGTTGTTCACCCGGTTCGTGTTGTTGTTCACCCGGTTCACCTGGTTCACCCGGTTCACCTGGTTCACCCGGTTCGCGGTGTTGTTCACCCGGTTCGCGGTGTTGTTCACCCGGTTCGCGGTGTTGTTCACCGCTAAAATAGGTGCTGGTCTCGCCGCGGCTCTCGTTTTAGCCCGAGTGGCACCTGTGGCCAACTTGACCGGTTCGCGCACACCCATTCCTCTCAAACGAGCAAAGATGCCTTCGCGGAGCGCATCTTTCGTGCTCTTTGCGTCCACGAGCGCGCCAATCTTCGTGGCGAGTCTCTTGAGTTGAGCCTTGAGAGTTCGAGAGTCAAACAAGCGTTCATAGTCCGCTTGAGTCAATGGGGACTTCTTATCGATGAGATAGGTGCGGTTCTTGGAAAGCACCAATGGTGGCAACAACAATTTGTCCTGTTGAATGTTTGCATACAAGTTGCAAATTTGTTTCCTGGACATGTTGATGGGTCGACCAACATCTCGTTCTACGCGTTTCCTAAGGTCTTCATATTTTATGTTTGGATCGCACACATCCATTATATAATAATATTACCTCACATTTTTTATTACATCGTATCCTAAGTTGTACAACCTCACCTTCTCCTCGTACTCCATGTTAAAGTTGAACACGTTCACGTCACCCACGTTGATTTCGACCAAGTTGCAGGGATACTCGGCATTTCTCTGCTCGAGCGTGGCCCGAACGAGGGCTTCTATAAAATGTATAGGATTATCTAAATTTTCCTGATAGACTTTTTCTACTTTCAATATGAGCGATGTGACTTCGTGGGGTTTCTTGGCTAGAAAAGGTGTCATCGGATATTTCTCCACCGTTGCACCGTCCACGTACGTCTTCCCCTGATATTTCCTGGGCCTGAAAATCATGGGTATGGCCATGCTCATGAGCACGGCGTCTATGACTTTCATCTCTGGGTGGTTGTCTTTTGAAAAATATTCAGTGTTTGTGGTGTTCAAACAATAAGCAGCTACGTATATCTTCATATCGAGTTCGGCAAACGTTGGGTCCCTCCCCCCGCACAATTCCACCATAAGTTCTCGTATGGGTCCCATTTCAACAAATCCAAATTTGTTAATGAAACACCTGAGACTCAACTTAACAAATTTGGGGATGTCCACGTCTAAGGACTTATCTAAAATTTCATCGACGGACATCCCTAGTGCTAAGAAAAGTGCGAGGATGGAGCCCGCCGACGCGCCTGATATTTCTTTGACGTATTTCAACTTCGGTTCCAAGGCTTTCAGTGCACCTATCATCGAAAAGATACCCATGGAAGCCGGTCCGAGACATAAGTATCGCATGCTCCTCCTACTTAATAGAATTGAGGAAATTGCTTGCGAAGCAACGCAAACACCACGGCGAAGACCAGGGCGTGCGTCGTCGCAGCGGCCAGGCTCGTTTGTCCAGAGCGGAACACGCCCGCGGAGCCCGGCGGGAGGGTCAACAACATACCCGGGCTGAGAATCAAGAAGAGAAGGGTGGTGACGATGAGGTCGGTCTGCGTCAGCACCAACTTCATCGCGCGCGCCACGAGGGAGAACACGAGGAAAAAGACCAACGCGTGGAACAAGACGGCGGACTGGCTGGTGGTGCGGTTCATGAACTTGACGCTTTTGCCCGCGGTCGTGAGGAGCACGCCCGGGCTGAGAGCGAGAAAAAGCGACGCAGGGAGGGCAACTTTCGGAGACGTGATGTCAGGGAGCATTTGTTATATGGTGAGATTATTTATGTCGGTGTGTTCGACCACGAAGAAGGCGAAGTCATTGAACGTCGCCCCCGGGGCGAAACCGAGGTATTTCATCTCATTCCACAGAACGCGCCACATGTACGCCACATTCTCCTCGTAGGGCACCTCTCCTGAGTATTCTTCCCACTCGTTGTAATCCGTGAAACAAAACAAAACGAAATCGTCGTACGAGCATTCCGTGAGAAGCACGTTCTCGAGAAACGCGTCTCTGAGGAGCATGCGTAGGAGGTCCCATAGGTCCCAAAGTTCATCTGAATATTGGAGTTCCCAGTCCAAGATATTCAGAGCAACGTCGTGTTCTGCGTTGATGTCGTCGTCTCCCCCACTATCGGGGTCCACCTCAGCCCCTGTGGAGGCTTCATAGACGTATTGAGACCAGACCATGATGATAATTATTGAGCGGCTTTTTCTTTTAAACCTGTCAGTGAAATCGAAGTGCTCTCCGTGGTGCCTAATTTTTCTTGAATCGCCTGGACGATTTTGTCCACCTTCGCCTGGTCGCCTTCAAAATAGTCAACCAAGCCTTCGAGTAGGTGTTTCTTTGACATGACCTTCTTGCGCGTGGTCTTCTTGAGGGCAATCTTCCCCTTGCGGAGGTTGATGGTGTCGATGCCCTGGTGCACCATGTGCGTCTTCACACGCTCTTTGAGTGCCTTCTCGGCCTGTGTAAGAATCTTAATGTCGCTCTTGGCCTCAGTGATTTGTTTGCTGAGTTCCACGAGTCTGGCAACGTTATCGGAAAGTTCGTCTGGTGATGACATGTCAACTATTACTAAATGCATGACAATTCTTTAATTAGCACAAATCGCGCTGCATGGTATCCGGGACGATGGTGCTGTTGTTCCACACGTACGGCTGCTTCGGGGCCGTCGGGTCGCTGCGGATTTGCTGGTTCGCGTTGCGGAGGGCGCCACCGACGGTCTCCGGGAATCCGATTTGCTGGCGCGGTTCGAGGAAGTTTTGTCCCTTGAGGAGGTCTTCCGGGCTGAACTCACCGAACTCGCCCTGGGCGACTTCGCGCGGCAAGAGAGACGACGCCAAACCAGTGCCCGCGTTCATTTGGCACCCCGCGGCCTTCTTCGGCGTGGGCGCTGGACCTTTGGCGACCTCGTCGGACGGGCCGATCGCCGCGAGGTCGCGTTCCTTGAGCGTGTACTCAGACTTTCCGTTGTTCATGTTGAACAAAAAATAAACGAGGGCCACGATACTCACCAACATCAAAATGTTCCTGGTGCGGCTGTTGTTTTTCACCATCTTGCTTTATATTACTATTACATAATTTTTTTTATTCCTCGGCGATGGTGGGTTCAGACGTGACCTCGGGCTCGGACTCCACGACCATTTCCACATCGGCAGCCATGACGGAAGACTCGGCGTCCTCTTGTTCGTCCACGAAGGCGTACTCCTCTGGGTATTCGGACTTGATGGGCTCTGGGTGGAGCTTCACCTGGACGACGTTGTACGAGGGTCCGAACGCGGTCTTGGCGAACCACATGCCCACGTACTCCAAAATGACGGAACAATCGCGACCCTCCTGGATGCTTTCGAAATCGATGACCTCCTGGTCTGCGGAGAACACCTTCGTCGGGGGGATGCGCTCGGCGACGAGCTCCGCGGCGCTGTACGCCTTCTTGAGTGCATCGGTGAGCTTGGCCTTGCCGAACCACTCCACGGAGTTCTCCTGGGCGGCTTGCAGGTTTGCCTTATCGATCGCGGCGATTTTCTTCTTGTTCCCCGCGGAGACGGGGTCAATGGTCAGTTCACCGCCTGAGATGTTCGACACTTGGACCCTGTTGAGCTGTACGAAATGCTTTTTCTTATCGTCCGTCGTGGCGCGAACGAAATAGCATCCATCATCACCTTTGGCTGGGGCGTTGTACAGCATGATTTCTATACATAATTGACGTGCCAAATCTTTAAATGAACTCACCCTCCATGCCCACGAATGGAATGAGTGATGCCCTGATGAGAAGACCTTCGGGCACCCACTTATCTCTCACGGGGTTGTATCCATATAAAGTGTTTCGAGTATTCAGTTTATTCCAAACGGACTCGTTCACGAAATTTAATTTGTTCAGGTTCAACGACGGCTTGTAGTTCCATTCGTTCCCTATGTATCGCAACGAGTCGTTTTTGACCCATTTCTTCTTGCGAACGTCGAACCGCTGACGACCATTCGTTTTCACGAAACCATTGATTTTCAACGGGACGAGCGTGTTCACCCCGTACACGAGCTGTCTCTTGAGCTTTTCACCATCGGGTTGGATGGTGTATTTCGCGTACTTGTACGGGTCTTTCTGTTGCGCGACGCGCATGTCGACCTTTCCGTTCATGACTAACGTCTTCGTCCTGGATGGGAGCTTTTTGATGACTTTGAAATAAATATCAAATATGGTGTCCGTCGCGCGGAACTTCATGCCCTTGGAAATGGTTTGCGCCAACTTGATGAGTCGCGCGCGGTCCTTCGCTTTCTTCTCGGGGCGCAGGTTGAGTTCTTGCATGATGACCACGTCATGAATGAGGAAGGCTTTGCTCGCGACAGCCACCCGCTTGTCGTGAATGACGGCCCCGCTGTTTCTGTTCACGTACGTCACTCCCGTCGTTTGTTTTTTGAAGATGACGTCGAAACCGAATTCCCCGGGACGCATGAAAGGGATGTCGAGGATGCCACCCATGCGCTGCTGGACGACCCGTCCCTTGGTGACGTCGTACCACCCCACGTTGAGGTCGAGGGCGAAGAGTTCCACGTCCGTGAGCACGTTCCCTTTGCTAACGTTGGCACCCGAGGAGAGTTTCTTCTTTTTCATGAGTGTGTATCGTCGAGTGACCCACGGCCCACTCTCCGTGAATGACACGCCCAAAAACTTTTTCAACTTGGAGCGGTCATTCTGAATTCTTTCCTTGATGGCCTTGTTGAATCGCACGCACACCTGTCCCAACTTGTCCCACATGATGAGTTTGATGGCTTGTAATTTTCCGAAAAACTTTTGGTCGTACTTCATCCTGGGCGCAAACTTGGTGTCGATGTCCGAGGTGACCACGCGGTCCGCCCTGGGCAGTTGCATGTTAAACGCATCGCCACCCGAGATGACGAGGTCGCCCATGGGTTTCATGTGTTCTGAGAGTTCACCGATGATTTTATAGATGATGTCTCTGATAGTGTCGGTGACGTAGACGTACAAGATGTCTTTGAGATTCGCGTCCTTGTGTCTCGTCGAGAGACGTTTACGGAATTCGCGCACTTTGCCTTCGTCGTAATATTTCAAAAGAACCTTGTCCCCCTTACACAGGTTCTTTAATAAATACTTCCTGATGGTATCCTCAGAATACAATCTGGTATCCATATTATTATGTGTACATAAAATAATGAACAAGAAGTGGGTGTTGCTTTTGCTCTTGATACTCTTCGTCGCGGCGTACGCGTACACGTTCACCGGTACGAACCGAATCACGTCCACGCAGGCCAAGGAGATGCTGGAATCCGGACTCATCGACGAAGTCGTCGACGTGCGCACGCGCGCGGAATACGGCGCCGGTCACTATCCTGGTGCCTTGAACATTCCCGTCACGGAAATCGACGCACAGACGACTTCGGGTCTGTCCACGACCGGTGGCATTCTCGTGTACTGCAACACGGGACAGCGCGCGCGCTTCGCAGCCGAGAAACTCAACGCCATGGGATTTAAGAACGTGTACTACATCGCGGGCCCCTACGGCACGCTCGCGTGAAAAATATATATGTGTGCATACATTAAATGAAGCTCCAGTGTGACATCATAGACCAGTGTCGGTGCTACGCGCTGAAGAGTTCCAGCAGGCCCAGACGCGAGCAGTTTTGCGCCGCACAGAGGGGCAAGCACTTCTACTCGTGCCCGACCGCGTGCTGCGCGGGTGGGTGCCCTGGACAGGACGGCCTCACGGACGAGCGCGAGCCATTCGGCATCGTGGACGTCATCGACCGCCCGAAGACCTTCAACGTCATCAATGCAATTCTCATCCTTCTCGTCCTCGTTTCAACTCTGTTCATGGCTTAAAGAAATCAACCATGAAATAAGTAGAAAAGCACGATATCATGGCAGAAGTCACCAACGAAGAAATCCTCACCGAACTTAAGGCTGTGCACAAGCTCATCCGCAAGATTAAGGCTCACCAGGACGACCCGAACGGAGAAAAGAAGAAGGCTCGCGTCGCCAACAACGGCTTCAACCGCAAGCAAGACATCTCCGACGAACTTCGCGCGTTCATGGGTTTGGGTGCCGGTGAACAGGCTTCTCGGAGCGAAGTGACCAAGTTCGTCACCAAGTACATCAACGAAAAGGGTCTCAAGCACCCGGAGAACGGACGCCAACTCGTTTTGGACGAAACCCTCCGCACCCTTCTAAAGCCGCCGGCGGATGTGCAAATCACGTACTTGAACTTGCAGAAGTACATTTCCCCGCACATCAAGCCAGTTAAGAATTAAATTCCGAATGTAATGTATACATGACCAACATCGACAGGTCTTCCATAGAGAAACTTGTTGGTACAAAGATTGTTGATTTGTCTCTGTACCAAAAAGCCTTTACTCACAAATCTGCCCTCAAACAATATGAAGCACTCACGCACTCCTACGAAACTCTCGAGTTCATCGGCGACAGCGTGCTCGGCTTCGTCGTCACCAAATGGTTGTTCGACCGCTATGAATCCCAACAGGAAGGGTTCCTGACGAAGGCGCGCACGAAACTAGTTCGAGGTGAAACCCTCGCCGCGATAGCTCGAAAACTCAAACTCCACGAAATGATTCTCATGGACGACAAGGGCATGCGCAACGGGTGGAACAACAACACGAAAATTCTCGAAGACGTGTTCGAAGCCCTGTGTGGGGCGCTGTACATGGACCTCGGTCTCTTACACACGAAAGAGTTCATCTTGCGCATCTACGAGGACCCCGCGTTCGTGGACATGCAGTGCCTTCTGGTGGATGATAATTTCAAAGACCATCTCATGCGCTACTGCCAAACGAACAACCTCCCCCTCCCAGAGTACAGAATCGCCGACCACACCGACGGCGTGTTCGTCATCGACGCCTACGTCAACAACACGTTTTTGGGAAGGGGGTGGGCTAAATCGAAAAAGCAGGCGGAGCAACACTCCGCGCGCGCGTTCTTTTACCCTAGTTAAAAATTAGCGATGATTTTTTTATTAAGTACAATGCATCCCAACGTGAAAGCTCTCATAGAACGTGAGTATGCCGCACAAAAATCCGAGGAGTGGCTCTCCCTCCGGGGGAACATGCTCACAGCATCGGACGCCGCCACCGCGATAGGGTGCAACAAGTACCAGACACCACACGACCTACTCCTGAAAAAGTGCGGGGTCGGAGAGAAGTTTATGGGTAATGAAGCGACGAGACACGGCGAGAAATATGAAGACGAAGCGCGCATCCTCTATGAAGAGCGCCATGGGGAGGTGGTCCACGAGATTGGTCTGTGCCCACACCCAGAGCACCTCTGGCTCGGGGGGTCCCCCGATGGGGTGACTGAATCCGGGAAACTCGTGGAAATCAAGTGTCCCATGATGCGTGAAATCAAACCCGAGGTCCCTGAACACTACATGCCCCAGCTACAGCTGTGTATGGAAATTCTCGACCTGGAATCGTGTGATTTCATTCAATACAAACCCGCGGATTTCAACTGGCCAAAGGGTGAGGAATTCGTCGTCGTCCACGTGAAAAGGGACAGGGACTGGTTCGCGACAAACCTTCCCATCATGCGCGCGTTTTGGGATAAGGTCCTGTACCATAGGGAACACGGCATCGACCCCCCGCCACCGAAAAAGACGAGACCACGCAAACCCAAACCCCCAGCCGATTGCGAAATAATGGACCCCTCCGAGGATGAAGATTACGAAGACGAATGGTGATTTTTTTCGTTTGTAATAGTATACAAAAAATCATGTTTGAAAAGCGCACTGGTTCCCGAGCCGAAGTCATGCACGGCACCGCCAAGATGACGGAAGGTGGTCTCATGAAGAAGGACCTCTACTTGGACAAGGCTGACGGCCGCATCAAGAGCAAGAAGGCCCACGACGCGGCCATGGAACGCATGAAGGCCGAAGGTAAGGCACACTTCGTCAAGGTGTGGAAGCCGAAGGGTGTCAAGAAGGATGGTGAAGTCAAGTTGCAGGCCAAGGAAGGCTCCAAGGAATACGAACGCAAGTTGAAGCAATTCAAGCGTCTGCAAAAAAAACTCTAAGCACATAGTAAATGTCGCTCGCTCTATGGGACGAAGCCGTTGCGGAAGCTAAGAAGCAAATGGGTGTGAAGGACTCGTTCGTTCGCATCGAAGGTAAATTATTAAAAAAGTGTCAGCTCATCTACTCCGCGTTGGTGGCGGGCACTAAATCGTGAACTGGAACCCCTTGAGTCGCTCAGGCTCGTACACCTGCAACTGGTGCAACTTCCACGTCACGCCGAACTTCCTGTTCAAGAAATACACAGAACACATCTCCACGATGGGTCTCCCTGAATTTCTTGAATACAGACCATGGACAACGGGTTCCTTCGACACGCGTTCCTTGTTCGCGTCGAAGACGTCCGCCTTCATGACGTCGTTCATGTCGGTGTCCACTTTGACGCGAAACTTCGGGGCGTGGCCGGGGTTCTCCTTGATGTTCGAGTTGAACATGGGAAGGAGTTCCTCTTTAGTCATCGGTTTTTGGAAAATTTCCTCACTCTGTGCGACCACGGCGTCGAGCACCATGTTCTCCACGTCGCGAAGGGTTTGATAAAATTTTTGGACGTACCCACCCTCCTCGTCCCACCCGGTCAAGGATAGGTCCAAGGTGTACTTCGTCGGACCTACCTCGGGAGTAAATCCACATATACCGAAGGGCATGTACAGCCGAGGGGCTTGCACACGAAGATGTCCACCATCTTTGTTGGTGATGACAATCTTCTTATTTTTATAACTACCGATATCGATATTGGAACACAAATCTGTGAACTTCATATTAAATAAATTGACGTATAACTTTAAGCAGAACACGCGACACACTCGGGTTCGATGTCCAGTGAGAACTGAATGGGCTTCGCCTTGGCCTTCGAACGGAGGTAGTACATCCCCGTCTTGAGCCCCTTCTTCCACGCGTACATGTGCATCGAGGACAACTTACTGAACGTGGGACTCTGCATGAACAGGTTCATGCTCTGGCTCTGACACACGAAACGCCCACGGTCCGCGGCCATGTCGATGATGCACTTTTGTGAAATCTCCCACACCGTCTTGTACCTGTCCTTGATGTCATCGGGGATGTTCGTGATGGTTTGCACCGACCCATCCGCCTTGATGAGAAGGTCTTTCATCGCCTTGGACCAGAGACCCAACTCTTTGAGGTCCTCCACGAGGTGTTTGTTCACCACCACAAACTCCCCCGCGAGAGTGCGTCGCAGGTAGATGTTCGTGGTGTACGGCTCGAAACATTCATTGTTCCCTAAAATTTGCGCGGTGCTCGCCGTAGGCATGGGCGCGAGGAGTAGGGAATTTCTGAGACCATCGAGCTTGATGCGCTGACGCATCGCGTCCCAGTCGTACATACCGCTCAAATTGGTCTCCCCCTCCCACATGTCAAACTGGAGGACGCCCTCACTCGCGGGACTGCCCTTGAACGTGGGGTAGGGGTGCGATGCCTTCGCCAACTCACAACTCGCCTCGAGCGCGGCGTGGTACATCGTCTCGAAGATGTAGCTGTTCATCGTCTTGGACGCTTCGCAGTCGAACGGCAACTTACACAGGTTGAAAGCATCCGCCAACCCCTGCACCCCCATGCCGATGGGCCTATGGCGCACGTTGCTCTGTCGGGCATTGATGGTTGGGTAGTAGTTCCGGTCGATGACCTTGTTCAAATTCTTCGTGAGCACCTTGGTCACCTTGTGCAACGCCTCGTAGTCAAAGGTGCGCGTCTCCTTGTTCACAAACTTTGGGAGGGCTATTGACCCTAAATTGCACACCGCCGTCTCATCCTTGTCGGTGTACTCAAGAATTTCAGTACAAAGATTTGAACTCTTAATGACGCCTAAATTTTTTTGATTAGACTTTTCGTTGCACGCATCTTTGTAGAGCATGTACGGCGTCCCCGTCTCCGTCTGACTCTTCAAGATGGCTTTCCACACGTCCGCGGCATCTAGGGTGCGCTTAGCTAGTCCCTCCTCTTCGTACTTTGTGTACAACTTTTCAAACTCCTCCCCGTAGCAGTCGGACAACCCCTTGGCCGTGTCTGGGCAGAACAGGGACCAACGTCCACCCTCCTCCACTCGTTTCATGAACAGGTCGGGAATCCACATGGCCGTGAAGAGGTCGCGACACCGCGCTTCCTCATCGCCCTGGTTCAGACGCAACTCCAAAAATTCCATGACGTCGGCGTGCCATGGCTCGAGGTACACCGCGAAGGACCCTTTCCTCTTCCCGGCTTGGTTCACGTACCTGGCGGTGGCGTTGTACACGCGAAGCATGGGAATGATGCCATCGCTCTGCCCATTGGTGCCTCGAATGTGCGACCCCCTCGCGCGAATGTCGTGGATGTGCAAACCGATACCCCCGGCCCACTTACTGATGGCGGCGCACTCGTGAAGGGTGTCGTAAATCCCGTCGATGGCGTCATCTTTGTTCGCCACCAAGAAGCACGAACTCATCTGCGGTCGGTGCGTCCCCGCGTTGAAGAGGGTCGGGGTGGCGTGGATGAAATACCCTTGGCTCATGAAGTTGTACGTCTCCAGGATGGACGCGAAGTCGTCGCCGTGAATACCGATGGCGACGCGCATGAACATGTAGGACGGGGTTTCACAAATTTTACCCTTCACCTTCTGGAGGTACGACTTTTCCAGGGTTTTCAGGCCAAAGTAACCGTAGTCGAAGTCCCTCTCGGGCTTGATGTACTCACTGACGAGTTCGGCCATGCGAACCACCTCGTCCGTGACCACACCCCCCTCGTGCAACGCCTTCATGGCGTCGACGAAGGTTTTCGGCGCTTGCTTTTGGATGTTCGAAGCGACGATGCGCGTGGCCAAGACCTCGTAGTCGGGGTCGCTCGTGATCATGCCGATGCAAATCTCGGCCGAGAGCGTGTCCAACTCTTGGGTCTTGATGCCGTCGTACATGCTGCTGAACACCTGTTGCGCCACCTTCGTGGGGTCGACTTCGGGTGAGAGTCCATGAATCAGGTTGGAGATACGGGTGGTGACTTTGTCAAATTTCATGTCTTCAACGCGACCATCTCTCTTGGTGACTCTCATCTTATTATTTGTATAAATAGGGGGGGAAATTTTTAAGTGCATTTAAAATCACCCGAACGCACGGTGACCGCACCGGCCACTTCCTTCCTGCGGTTCGGCTGCGCGAGGTATGTGTTCACGAAGAACGGCCCTTGTTCGCCTGGCTTGGCCACAGGAGCGTACGAGTTCACGAAGCAGGTTGGGGGCGTGCACGGGATAGGCTCCAAGTTTTGTGGCTTACCCAAGTACGCCTCGTCGAAGTCTGACGGATTCAACATCGTTTTATTAAAAGTAAATATTATTTTCCCCAGGTATATTAAATGTGTGACAACATCCAGCTGAACACTCTGAAGCAGTGTCCGACACCGCTGAACACCCTGTACTTCAGCGAGTTCAACGAATCCCTCCTCCAACGGGGTATCCGCGAAAAGTTCAAGCAGATGACGGGCATCAAGATTGACTACCAAAACAGCGATGACCTGAAGACTTTGATGCGCTACGTCTTCATCAACAACTCTGGCGACCACTACGGCAATGACATCAACGCACAGGTTCGAAACATGAACGCCATCGTCATCGAGACCGCGGTGGGACAGATTAAGACTGGGGTCGCGCAATATCTGGCCTACGTGAAAGACATCGACACCATTTCCATGCCTCTTGCTCAGCCCATCAACACCTCCACGTATGGAAAAAAAATCGATTTGAACACAAAAATTGGAATCGACCCCCAGTGAGTCGTGAGCTGACACATGTTCTCATTTAGAAACATGACAAAATGGACAGAATCTGAACACCGCCGTTTCCTCCTGGGTCTTGAGATATATGGGAAGGGACAATGGACCAAAATCGCCAAGAAGCTCGTGTTAACGAGAAACGGCACACAGGTGGCGTCCCATGCACAAAAATATTTTAAAAGACTCGAACCACCCAAAAGCAAACGACGAGCGAGTGTTTTCGACGTGCGCCATTCACGCATGGTCATTCGCCCAAAACCGCGGCATCCAGCAAAGAATAATTGGTATATGAAACTTTTTCAGTAAACCATAAAAAATATTGTATTAAATAAAGAAGCAGCAGCATGAGCAGATACATGTTATGTGATGACGCCACAATCAACGACGTCAACCCGTTTGTCGTGCACGATTTCTCCCTTCCAGGAGGTGTCCGACAGACGCCTGAATTCGCCGATCACACCAGAGACGTGGGTGGTAAGAAAGGCGGCATCGCGTATGAAAAGTTAAGCCCCATCTGCGACGTCGCCGCAACCATGGGCGACCGCACCACCGACTTTTGCACGGGTGGTCGTGAACCACCTTGCCCCCTCGGACGTGCGGTGCACCCACGCCGAAACATCGACTACGGTTTCACTCGCACCGCCACGAAAAAGCCGTCCATTGGAACGCAGTCCCCGCAGACGAATACGTTCCCTACGACAATCCCGGCGTTCATTGTCCTTCTTGTTCTTGTTGTATTAATCTTACGACGTTAAAGAACTTTTGTAGACGCGCATCGTCCGTGCAGTGATACACCACCTCAGGAAGGACTTCCATGCAGAAATCGTCGACGAATGTGCGTTGCCAACTCTTAGACAGGTTCACGTAAGGGGGTGTGAACGTGGGGTCCAAAATTTTAGTGGCGTGCATCAGTCGCGTCGAACATTGTGTCTCTTCCAAGAGGACGTCGCACATTTTTTGCAACACCTCCGTGGTTTTTTCAACCATGCTGTCTAAGAACTTTTCCAATGGGATGTTTTCTTTCATGGAGGTGAGTTCGACCCAATCCCCGAGTGGGGTCGTTCTGAAATAGTCCACGAACGTCTCGTACCGATTTTCACCAACGACATACTTTGTGTATTCCACTTCGACAAACTCGTCGTCGAGTTCGATATCGTTGATGAATTTTGCAGACTTTAGGAAACTCATATAGTTTATTTAAAACCATATCTTTTAAGTTCATCTTTAGTTGGTTTAAAGTTTTTGTCAGTCAGAATCCGTTCCACCAAACGTTTCTTCTCAGGACGCGTCATGATGGTCGTGTCGTTCATCACGTAGTCGACGAACTTTCTGCGTTTGTCGTAATAGTTTCGTAAGGAACGTTTGTACCCGTCGTTCCCGCGAGCCATGCTGCGATAGTACTCCAGGTTTGATGGCCCAAATCGAAAGCCCTCGTTTTTCATGTACAGGTTTTTCAACTTCTCCCCCCTCGCGAGGAGCTCGTCCAACTCCTTGTAATACGCTCGACGCACCTTGTTTTCTTCGTTCACCTTTCGCACGACGATTTCCTGTACGTTCCTGGGAAGCACCCTCCCCGTGGACTTTAGGAATCTTACGATTTTATAATCTCGAGACATACTACTATACATCATGTTGAGAAATTCTGTCGTTCTCGAAGCGGTGGTCGTGGGTCTCATGACCTCCGCCACGTACTACGCACTCACCCAGTTGAACACTGGTCTCGCGACCCCATGGCTCCTGTTCCTCACGGGTGCCCTCATCCACCTCGTGTTCGAATTCGCTGGTATGAACGAATGGTGGTGCCGACAAACTTATAAAATAAAAGATGTTTAGAACACAAGATGAAAACTTTCACGTCTCTGGATGGTGTGAAAATTCACGTCGGCGAAAACGCGAAGGACAACGACCACCTCACGGAATCGTCCTATCCCCGCGAGTGGTGGATGCACGTCTCAGGACACCCGGGGTCCCACGTGGTCATCGCGTGCGAGGAGGACGTCGTCCCACGCGAGACGAAGCGCGACGCCGCCGTGCTCGCGGTGCACCACAGCAAGGCACCCCCCTCTAAGATGGTCAAGGTTGACCTGTGTAGGGTGGAAGATTTAGGAATGGGTAAGGCTTCGGGACAGGTATATTTAGATGGTGAAATAATCCAATTAACTATTTTTATGGGAAGAGAGGGGGGTCGACTCGAGAGACTTTTAAAGAAGTGACCCCTCAGATCGCGACGCAGGGCACCCCTCGAGTGATCATGTACTCGTCGGTCGCAAACCAGTCGTTCAGCTTTCTCCTCACGATGGATGAGTTTCGAAACATGATGAACGAGGGAACGCGCCCGTCGTGGGTGAAAATCACCACCATAACCATGCTCTCAAAATGCATGCAAGAAATCGACACGCACAAGCTCCGCGAAGCGTTCGGTCGACTCGATCACCTCTGCATGCGCCGCGATGGTCACCTCGATTCGGAAATTCTGTGGAGTCTTGATGAAGATAATAACTTTTATAACGGAATCACTCTTAAGTATGAAGATACATACTCAAAAAAGAGTATAAAAATTTTCCCTAATGGGTCCGTGCACGTGGCGGGGTGCCGAGACCTCTTCGATTGTCAAAGAGTCATCGCGCAACTCAAATGCATGTTCAAACATTATCTCGGCCTCGGCGACATCATCGATTCCGAAAGTTTTCAGATAGCCATGATAAACAGCAACTTCAGCCTGAATTACAAGGTCAATCTCATGAAAGTCGCCGAACACTTTCGCGCGTACAAGAACGTGTTCACGGTGAGCTTTCAACCCGAAACGTACTCGGCGGTCAAAATAAAATTCAAACCATTCGAAGATGAAAAGAAAAAACCAATCACGGCGTCCATTTTCTCCACTGGAAAAATACTCATCACCGGAGCGAAAACCTTGAAACAAGTGGCCTACGGATACAACATCGTCTGCAGACACATCGACCGATGCGATGACAAAATTCGCGTGTCGCCTTGTGAAGACAAAGAAGTCTTCGACACGTATCTAGGATATAAGAGTTCTGAGTTTGTACAAAAACTGCGCAGCATGGGCTTCAAGTCGTGGCTTCAAACCACGAAGGATAATGAATGTACTTTTTGAATCGTTGTAAATAAATTTTCTAAGCTTTAATATAATACAAAATGTCTCAGCGCCTTGGTATGGCAGACGGCCGGTGCTTCACGATTCACTCCTCAGCCCAACTCGTGAACAACTACATCATGAAACAAAACGGCATCGCTCTCGAAGACAACTACTCGTACCGCCAGTTGTTGCAAAAGAGCGGTCCGGAAGTCCTCGCTAGAGTGCAAGAAACTCAAGGCACCGAGCGATGCAACCAGTGCAACAAGCCGCTCTTGAACGTCGCGGATATTTATTAAAAAAAGTTTAGGTTTGTACATGTAGGATGACCTGTTCTATATGTCTCAACGAGGTCAAACCCACGAGGAACAACGCCATCCGTTGTGGACATATATTTCACAAATCATGCATCGAGCGTTGGAAGGCGCAGGGTAAGCACACGTGTCCCGTGTGTCGTAAAGTGTTCGACGTAGCGCAGTTCAGCGTAACACTGCAGGTGACTAACAACTTCATGACGACGACGTCTAACCTGATACACCTCGATGACGAACAGATGTTTAACGTCCTGGACATATTCGACATCTCCTTCGAAGCGGAGACCCCCAACGACCTAGATTCACTTCTGAACGACTTTGGGGTGAGTCTTGCCGACCTTGATGCCGCGATCCTTGACGCAGAAGGCGGAACAGAAGTTTGAGTAGTTG